AGCGAAAGTATAATCTGCTGATGCACTTGATGAATCAATATCAGTGCTGATTTTGTTTCCTACAACAGCAGTAATCTTTTTACCTGCAGTTCCTGCAGAAAGGAAATTACTATCAATAGCGGGTGATGTGCTATTATCTTCAACTGCAATAAAATCACCAGTTGAGAATGGATGTGCGTCACCTGTTGCATGTATATGGTGACCTAGGATATAATCAGCAGTAGAATCATCAACTGCTTTTACAATCTTTGCTTGGCCAGGTTTACCACCTTTGAGAAGAATAAATTCATTCTGAACAAGTGTGATTGCAGGACCACCATTGAGTGATACAGTTGCTGCACCTGCAGTAGATCCAACTCTGTAATATCCTGTTTGTATTACTTGATATTCAGTTGCACCTGCTGCAACTGTATTAGTGCTAAGAACATTTAATACTGACATGTCGTGTGTTGTTATTTCTCGTCCTTTTTATTTATCTCTTTTTGCTGCTTTAACATTTTCTGTAAATCTGCAGTGCTACCAACAAACATAGTATTGTTTACTGTAGATGGTGCATTCTTTTGATCCTCAGCATCTAACTCTTTCATCTTCTTCTGAAGATCGATTAGTTTATCAGCAGTGTCTGCTACGTTCTTAATTGTTGTTGCAGCAACTTCATAAGCACGAGGGTGATCTGATGCTTGTGCTACTTCTAATATACCGTCTACTGCCTCTTGTCCTTTCATCACTAAACTATGCAATGCAGCACGAGATATCTCATAGTCTTGTTTGACATCTTGAGTCTCTGTTTTCTTTAGTGTTGGTTTTACTTTCTCAACATGCTTTTGAAGTTCAGATGGTTCTGTTCCAAAAGCATCATTGAGACCATCGAAAGGATTTGCCATTACGTTATAGTCTCGTCAGCACCACTTGTAGGATTACGTTTCTTATCATCGGTAAAGACTGCAGTGGTCTCTCCGAATCCGAAATCATCATCAGCATCTGCTGAGAGAGGATTAGGAACAACAGTGTATCTTACTTCTCTTGGTGCAGATGTAGTATTTACATCTGTATAGTAATCTGTAATTGCCTTCTTGATAACTTTTGGTTCTGATACAGGACCGTATAGATAAGTTTTTGCAGTAAATTGTAAAGTATAAATGATCGCTCTTCTTGTAGTAAAGTTACCCTCATAGTCATCTTCATATTCAACGTCATTGAGGACTACAGGGATATCTCTGATCTCACTCATCTCAGGCAATAGTTTTACTGCCATGTTAAAATGAGGTTGGAATATTGGTAGAATCTGTTCTAAGATTTGTAAACCATCTTCTTGGTTTTTAGAGATGATTGCTAGTTCAAAACTAAGATTATAAGGAACAGGCATAAACACGTTCTTGTTCGTTGTAGAACTGCTTGCCATCTTAATTTTTTGTGTAGGTGCAAGTTTTCTTGCGTTGTCATACGCTACACCATTAATCTCAAAAGAGATTCTAGGTAAAGTAAGTTGAACTCTTTTATTAGTAGGATCTGGAACTTGATCTAACCTTGCTAAGAATTTTTGTTTAGGACCGTACGCCAAAGGTACTTTCATAACTTCATCGTTACGACGCAATTCAATGTTATTGAATAACGTTCCGAAAGCAACGATAGTCTTCCTAAAAATTTCGTGATATGAATATGTGCCTAACATTAGATTGTAGTATCAGTTGTAGATCCAATTGAGCCGAATGGATTGGTTTCGGTAAAGTCAATAATATCGTTATCTAAAGTTTCAAAATCAGCATTTTGATCTATAGAATTAGCGGTATTAACATTATTTAGTGTATTATATGATGCAGAAGTCCAAGCAGCACTTGAGGTCTGTCCTGTAACCGTCTCAGGTATCGTAAAGACACCTGAACGATTAAAGACCTGTAACTGTCTAGTTGTGGAATCCCATGCTTTAACTTCAGCAGTCACGTTAGATGTGCCTCCTGCAACAATTTCACCAACTGTGAAATCACCAGAACCTCCAGTAGCAAAGTTAACTGTAATAGCATTAGCAAAGGCAGCTTCGATTGCATCGATCTCTGCGATACCTGTGTCGAGATCTTCGTCGCTGTATTCAAAGAGTTCACACTGACATTCCCAAACATATCCTTTTCCTAATTGATAAAATGGTTTTTCTGCTTCAACAAATTGTATTTCAAATAAATGTTTTGTTGTTGGAAAATATATTAAGTCCCCTTCGTTTGGTCTCCCTTCGACGTTAAGCGTGACACTATCGTCCACATGCTCTTTAAATTTCTCACGGGAGAATATAAAAGTTGTCTTGTCTTCGATACGGACTCCAAATTTGCTAAGTAACTCACCTTGTCCTTCCCATCCTTCAGCATTATTGACATATGCTCTAATTGGTTTCGCAGTATCGAATTGCGAATCCGAGTCCTCTCCAAAGACCGTATCTTTGTTGACAATCGTTCTCGGAACGTAGAAAATATCTTGCCCATAAATTTCAATGCTTTCAACTACTAAGTTTTCAATAAATTTTTGTTCCTGTGCAGAACCATTTGCCTTGAAACGTCCTGCGTTAGAATAATCTGACTGAACGTAATCTTGGGCGGGAGTGTTAGAAAATGCCATTTTAACCTACTAGATCCATTGGTGGAATTTCGTATGTGTCACGAATAGTATCTTCAAGATCTTTCTTGAATTGACTTGCATCCTCAAGAATTTGACGACCGTTAAGTGTAACACCACCTAACATTTGAATGCCATCATACTTACTTAGGTTTCTTCCCCATTGCTGTTGAAATAATGCTTCAACATAATCCTTCAACCAGTTATCATTATACATTCCTGTATATGTTTCTGGGTCTTGACGTACGAGAACTTCAACTAAAATTCTATCTCCTGATGCTAGAGAATCCCAATCAAAATCAAGATATAATCTACCTTGCTTTTCATTGAATCTTACTCTCCTATTACGACCAGAATTGGTAACCCAATCAAGAGTCTCAAGATATTGAGATGTCATGAAGTAATGAAGAATATGACCATGGGTCATAGCGTATATATCATTTAAGAAAATTTGATACTTGATATTGAACATGTTACCAGGCACAATACTAGAAGCACCAATCTGTGTATACACATGATTTACTGCTAAAATATTAGGAGGTAAATCAACATAATTATTGTTCTCATACCAATTAGTAGATCCTTGTTGAGTTGAACTTTGTGCTGCTGTTCTA